TTAGATGTATTATTATTAGACGTATTAACATCATTACCAAAAGCACTCATATCAGTAAAACCTGTAGATGATGTAGTCTTACCACCAGTAGCTTCTGATACAGCTTGGTCTGCAGCAGTAACAGCACTAGTCTGAGCATCACCTAAACCTTGTGATACTTCATCACTAGTTCTATCATCATCTCTCATTGCATTAAATTCAGGTGTCTTTACTCTATCCCTATAATTTTTTGCAGCATTTTTTTGTTTTTGTGTAGCTGTAGGTGAGTTCATTACTCTATCTACATCTCCTAAATGACCCATAAATCCTGTTGCTGCTGTAGCAGCCATAGAAACTCCAAAGTCATCTATACTTCCATAAGATACACTACCATCGTCATCCGTGGACTGACCATATGCGTATGTTCCATTTGTAGTTGGGTCTACTTGCCCATTTTTATATCCTTTAGTTCCTAATGTTGTAGTAGGAGCAACACCTAACATAGATGTGGCTTGTGCTTTACTCATTCCATACATAGCTTGTGATAAAGCTTCTTGTAGAGCAGGACTAGACAATTCTGTTGGTGACATAGAATTAGCCATGTTAGCAGCTTGTTGTTGATTTAATCCAATAGCCGCCATAGGGTCATTAATTGCAGCATTAGCTGTAGTAGCATTATAACCATATTGACCTAGCACACCATCTAAAGCAGTTCTATCAGGATTTATAGAATCAAATCCACCTAGAGCAGCAGCTCCCGGAACTCCTAGAGTACCTAAAGTTTGTAGTGCCACACCAAGGCTACCCTTAGTTGTAGCCTTATCTAATGCAGACATAACCATACCTGTTTTTTGATTAGTAGATAAACTTTTATCTGTTATACCTTTACCTGTCTTACCAACCATCGTAGTACCAACTCTAGCACCAGTATCATTACCACCATCTCCTGTAGTTTGTGTAGTTGTAGGTCTCACAGATTGTACTGTTGGTGTTTCTGTTTGTTCTTCTTCAGAGTCTACAAATACATAGCCTTCAGGTATTGGATATATAGGTTGTCCATTCTTAAAAGGTATTTGTAGTGAAGCACCTGCATCATTTTTATAGGTACGCATCTCATCATACTGACCCGGATTTTTACCTATTAATGTTTCAAAAGATGGTGCAGTTTGATTTGTCTGCATTTCTTGACCTGTCATAAACTTAGGGTCATATCCTGTTGTTACAGCAGGTATTGTTGGAACGGTGTATGCAGGACTTACACCTGTCTGTAATGTTTGATTTGGATTATATGATGGCAGATTTTGCCCTGCAAATTGTGATGGTATAGTAGTTACTCCTGTTCCTTGATTTACAAATGTTCCTGTTGCTGCTTTGACTACACCACCCTCTGCCATTTGTTGTCCTTGAATACGAGGTTTAGGCATCTCAACACCACCTACCTTTATCATTCCACCTTTATTCATTTCTTGTGAATCATTAGTATACTCTTCTTCTTCTTCTGTGTCAAGGTCTTCAATACTAAAAGGTACATCATCCGGCATAGTAGCTTCTTCACTGTTACCCATCTGACCCATATCTTCCATACGTTTAAGTCCTGCTTTTGCTTCTTGTCTCATTTGCATTAGCTTCTCAAGACCTATAAATCTAGTTACATCAGCAGGAAATACAAACTCTCCTTCACTTAACTGTGCAGGTATATCATCTCTTACTTCTTCTTGTGTTGAGCCTGATGGTACATCGTTACCTGATACAGGGTCTATAGTACCACCCTCATCTTTAAGACCACCTTCTTCAAACATTTCCATTTGTCTATTCATATTCATTACAGTACCACCCTTTGCTAATTGTAATCCACCTTGAGCTTTTTTATTTGTCATGTTTTCTAAAAAAGAAGTGTCTTTACTCATTATACTACTAACTTTATCTTCACCAAAATCTAATCCACCTGACATGCCTTTAAAACTTTTTCTTTTTTTATATCTTTCTTGTACAAGTCGTGCTTCTCTTTCGCCATAAACATCTCTGTATTTTTCATATGCTATGCTTTCTTCTCTATCTAAGAGTTTTCTTTGCCTAGCATTTTTATCCATAGCTTTATTAAAATTATTAAATACCTTTTTCTTTTGAGCTTGTGGTAAATCTATTCTTGCTACATCGTCTGCTCGACTAGCTGTTAAATCCATGTATTCTTTTTTAATAACATCAGTTTTATCAGCACTAGACATGTTTTCTATACGATTGATTCTTTTAGATTTAACTTCTAAGTCACTTAAAAACCCAAGTTTATTTGAGTCTGTTAAATAAGTTAAGCCATCTTCTAAATCATTAGACAGCCTAGCTAATATATTATCTTGTAATGCAGCATTAGTTTTATAATCTTGAGTATATCCACTACGGAGAAAGTTATCCATATTACTACCATAGTTAAAACCTTCTCTTCTTTGAATAGCATGTTGTACTTCGTGTAATAAAGTGCTTTCTATTTGACCTAAATCTTTTATTCTAAATCCATCTGTATCCGTTATATTTAATGTAATGGTATCCGTGTCTCCACTATAACTACCTCTTACTCCATTTGTTTTACTAGTAAATTTTACTTTTAAATTTCCTATATTGCTATAAGCTTTATCTCCAACTTTTAAAGTTTTACCATATTGCTTGTAAAGAGAATCAAAATCTAGTACTTCTCTAAGATTAAAAAGTTTAGGATTTAAACCAGAATAAGATACAATATTACCACTTAATAAGGTTGGTGGATTTTTCATATTTGGATTTTTTACAAGAGAGTTTTTTAAAAAAGTAGTATTAAAAGCAGCATCTCTATCATCTAAATCAAATCTATATTTACCATCACTACCTTTATATACACCTGTTCTTTCAAATAATCTTTCTTGTGTAGGTGCTTTACCCCCTAATGCTTTAGAGTCTTTAATTAATTTTTCATATAAGCCTATTTGTTTTTGACCTAATTCTGTTTCTGCACCTATCATAGATGGATTTACTATAGGCTTATTAGATAAATCTTCTGCCTTCAAAGTTGGTATATCTGTATTAATAGGAGCATCTACTTTTGTTTTGTCTACTAACTTAGATGTTTCATCTACAGAATTTATAGAAGCCCTATTAACTGCTTGTAAAGAACCACCACCTGTGCCATCTGAAGCATCTTGAAATAATTTCTTAGCACCTTGATAAGTATCAGACATAGTATTACCAACTATTTTTGCACCTTTTACTCCTGTTTTAGCCAAGCCACCTAATGATACTAGTTCACCAAGTATTTGAGCAGGATTAGTTGAATCCGATTTAATTCCTGTTAATTCTGTAAAACCTCTATCAAAAGCTTCTCTCCCATATTTTTCTTGTAATTTGTCTAGTGTAGGTTTAATTAATTTAGAAAATTGTCCTGTTACAGTATCTTCGCCATATTTAGCTATTGCATCGTTAGCCATATCTGTTAAATCTAATATGTCAGAAGGTAAACCTAAAGTACCTGTTATAGGACCTATAGCCATACTCTTTAAACCTGCTTCAGCTTTTTCTTGTGCTAAAAGCTTTTCAGTTTCTGTTCTATTTCTTTGGGCTAGTCTACTCTCAACTGACATTTTTGTTTACTTCATCCCTAAGTATTTTAAGTCTTCGTAAAGCTGCTATTGCTCCTTGAGACCTATTTATTATTGTAGTATTATCTGACTGCTCTAATATTTTATATTGTTGTAATATTACAGCATCAATGTATTTATTGAAGGTCTCCCAATGGGAGTTGTTGTTGACCATTGCCTTCATTTGGCTGAGTATTTGTTTGTCCATCTTGAGGTGTTCCTGTAAATCCTTGTTCGCCCGGAGCAGGTGCTATTCCTGTTCCTATATTACCACCACCTGCTCCTGTAGGGTCCATTGGATTTGCTCCTGCTGGAGCTTGTCCTTCTTGTGGTTGTCCTTGTTGAGGCTGCCCTTCAGGTACTGCTGGTGCTTGAAATTGTTTCATTAATTCGGCTTGAACAGCTGCTTCATCCATATTGTTTGTAACTTTATCAGGGTCTAAATCCATAGACTTTGCAATCTCTCTGATAACATATTGAAATTTAGCAAATGGTGCAAGAGCAGGATTAGATGCTACTTGTAAGAATTGCATAAGTCTTTGACTACGTACTTCATTAGCCATTAAACTTTCTGTACCACGTGCTTTTACTTCTAAGTCACCTCTTATTTCAGGATTAAAGTTAAACTGCATATTAAATCTAAACAATCCTTCGCCTAAAGGTTTAAGCAAATAATCATCTACATTTTTAATAACAGTTTTAATACTTCCACTTGCTGCGTTCATAAGCATAGATATACCTGATGCAGTTCTACCTACACCTGTAACACCTGTTTGCCCATGAGAGAATGAAGGTAGTCCTGTGCTTTCATCAGCTAGTTGTCTAGCCTTGTCAAACAACTGTAAGTTCTCACCTGATACGTTTGGAAATTTTGTTCCAAATATAGCCTGACCCGGAGCACCACCTTGTCTTCTAAACACTTTACCCGGATATACAGATAAGTCCTGTCCGGGAACTAAGTTAGTTTCATCTACTTCTATAAGTAAGTTTCCTGATAGCACAGCATTATCAACAGCCATTCTCATAAAGCCATTCATTAATGTTTGTGTATCATCCATGTTTTCAGCTAAACCTACTCCAAAGAAGGAATATGGGTTTAACTCATAGGGTGCAGCCATGTATGGTATCTTAGAAGGCTTGAATGGATTAAGAACCATTCTTATTAATTTACCATTACAAATCCATACATTAGTCTGCAATTCGTCAAAATCTTGTAATTCTTTAGGTATCTCTACACCATTATCTTCTAACATAGAAATATCACACATACCCCAATACTCAAGAACTTCAAATCGTTCTACGTAGTTTTCAGGTGCATAATCAACTAAGTCATCTTCCCAATACTTTTTAGTATAGGATTCTCCTTGAGCAATAACTTCATCAATTACATTACCCCTAAAATAAGGTCTCTTTTTTAATGCACGTAACTGACTTCTTGACATCTTGTGTCTTTCAATTACAAACTGTGCTTCATCCATATTAGAAGCATCTGGGTCTGGATAAAAATTCCAAACAGATACATGAGAAGTTGAAGGCACTGTTTTAAAAGTAGGTGAATACTCACCCTCTTCATCCCAATTAGGATATTCTTTATCTACAGCAAAAGGTCCTTTCATAACACCTGTACCAAACAACGACATCTCAAAAGCTGTACTACGTAATTGTTTAGTAGCACCTGACTCTTGTAGTTGGTCCATTATTTGTTTTTCCATGTTTTTAGCTGCAATCATAGCAGGACTAAATGTTACAGAAGAAGGTGTTTTACCTGCACCTTCTTTTAAGTTAGGTATATCTTTTAACGTGTCTTTAAGAGGTCCAAGCCTTTCAAGTAAATCTTTTTCAGTAGCTCCAGCAGGTAAATCTTTTCCATCCCCATCAAAACCATATGGACTATCCATCTCATTGCCTTGTTGCAATTGTTCCGGCATCTTAGGGTCAAAGTTAACATCTTTTGCAACACCTTCAGGTAATATTGTTGGCTCAACGCTAATAGGAAACTTGTTACCTGCAAATAACACATCAACAATTTGTCCATAAGCTGCGAGAGTTTTTGTTTTGGTAACTTTAATAAATACTCGTGACTTTTCTGCTTCAGTAAATTGAACATCGCTTCCATATAAACCCCTATAATTTCTATACGACCTTAACCATCGTTCTTCATCATTGTTACGATAGTCTTCAGCACGTTGATACCTTTCCATAACAAAAGGTATTATGTTGCTAACTCCTGTATCAGAGATACTAGATTCTTCACTATCTTCTAATGCTATTGAGTCATCGTCTAAATTTATTTCTTCTTGTTCTGCCATGTTATATCCTTAATATCCAAATGTTGAATCTGCCATTGGCATACTGCTACTAGGTCTACCATTAGGGTCGTAGTCAAAAATACTAAACCGAGGTCTTGACATTATACCATATCTTAATGCATCATACAAGTGGTCTTCAGCACGTGTATCTACGTCTTCTGGATTTCTTTTATCTAAAGGAATAGAAGGTAACTGCGAAATAGTATCCGTACAAGTATTAAAGAAAACAAGTCTAGGTGCTTCCGTAAATTCGTCTACTTGTAAACGTCTATGTATTTCATTCTTACCTGATACACGACTTCCTTTACTTCTATCTGAAGGTCTCCAACGACACCCTCTCATAATCATCTGCTCTGCTAGAGATGGTCCTGTGTCTCCACGTTTATGCCATAAAGAACTATCTAGTACTCCATATCGCATCCCACCATCTTCAGCTTCTAATTCTAATATCATATCTGCCAAATCTGCGGCAAGAACCTTAGAAGTATACAACTCTCTATATACAATAATCTGTTCATCTGGAGAAACAGCAAACCACAACACCCCACTATAAGAACCATAACCGTAATCGCAAGACCTAAATTTAACCCAATTTCGTGGAATTTTAAAAGGCTCAATAGCGTGAATATTCCTATCAAACTCAGGAAAAGCAGCACCTTCTTTAATATCCCAATCACCTTCAAGCAACTGTCTACGTTGGTGTTCAGGTAAGGAAAGAAGCATTGCTTCATAGTCACCTTGGGCAGACAAGTATGGGTTGTCTGATAATCTTGCAGGAATAAATCTTCTTTTAAATAAGGACTGTCCTGCTTTACTGTGTCCTTTAGGGTAGGAAAGGACATTCCCTGACTCAATGTCTGTGGCATCAAAACTTCTTCCGTATGGTGCAGGGTCAATAAACATTTTCTTAACCCACTGATGTCCCGGTCCTCCGGGGTTTGTTGTAGCTCTCATAAACACAGGCAAATCCTGTGCGACAGAACGCAAACGTGAACGCATATAGTTCCAAGCATACGGAGTAGACCACTGGGTTAATTCATCAAACCCTATCCAACTAAATGCCAAACCTTGATAACGCAGTACGTCATCGTCTCTATCTAGGTATGACATCCATAACCTTGCACCTGATGGTGCTTCCCATTGCATCTTTCTTTCTGACCACTTAATACCCTTCCAAATTTGAGGGAATATCTCTTTAGACTTAAATATAAGTTCTCTTAATTCTTCTGTAGTGTGTCTTAGTAGCAAGCCACTAAATGACGGATGACCCATGTATCTTAAAGGGTCTGCAAGCATGGCATATGATTTACCACCTCCTGCTGAACCACCATATAATACTTCTCTTTCACTTGCTGCAAGAAACTCTGTCTGAGGACCTTTGTTAGGTCTAAAGATTACGTTTTGTTCTTCTACAGGCATAGCTTCTACATCATCTACTTCCTGTATACTAGGTTCTTGCACCAACTCTTTCTTCTTCAATGGCTTTCGCTTTTTGTAACGCTTTTTCTGCGTACTCAGACCATTTTCTGAGAGTTCTAGCTTTGTTCTTACGTTGTTGCTCATGCATTAACCTTTTTCTTAATCCTACGTGTGATATTGTTCTATTCGTTTTTGTAGTTATCCAATTAGCTACTTCACGAAAAGAATACTGTTTTACATATTTTCTTGCTAATTCTATTGCTTCAAGTTCATATGGTATTGGGTCAAGTAAATAAGGGTCTTCTTCATTTAATTTATAACCAAAAGGAATGGTACGAGCTATACGTGGTATCTGTATCCATTCTTTTTCTTCTTCATCTTTTAAATCTGTTGGTTGTGGTAATTTCCACTTGCCTACACTTCTATCCATCATTCTTTGCAGGTAATAACATAACACCACCACTACTCTCGACTTGTAGCTTTTCAGTCTTAACCAATCCTGTCCTATCTAATAATTCTTTTGCTGCTGCCATCTTATCTCTAAGACCTAGCTCTGTAGGGTCATATAAGCCACCTACCATAGCCATAGCTGCTTTAGGTGCGTTCCTACTCATATAAAGCTGTGTAGCTTCCATAATCTCATCTTTAAGTGATTTAACTATGTCTGTTGTGCTAGAGCTTTCAGAATAACCTGCAAGTAATTTAGCTTGTACTACATCTCCACCTGCTCCATCAAATAAAACATTTAGAAACTTCTGTTGTCTTTCAGTTAATTCTCTGCTCATAGAGGTAGCTCCTTAACAAGTTCTTTTTCTACACGTGCTATTAATCTAACTGCACGGTTAGTTGTCTGCCTATACCAATTACTGTCTTCCATCTCATCTGCCATCTTAGCCCAATCTAAATCTTCTACTGCTGCAATTAGATTCTTAAACTTAGACAGTCTTGGTCTACCTAATTGAAAACACATATTAGCAAGTACATGCTGTATGTCTTCAGGTAGGTTATTAAATTGCGAGAAGAGTAGATTACAATCTTTTATAGTTGTTTCTATGTCTTTCGCAAACCATTCATCCACTTGTTGATGTGGTATCTTTGTTCCTACAGGTCCTGAGTATATTTCTTCATCCCATTCAGTTATAAGATGTCCTATCCCTCCGGTTAAATGTCCTAGTGAACA